CTTGATGGCGAGGCTGTGCTTGTTTATCCTGTACAGGTAACGTGCTACCTTCTTTAGTTCCTCGTAGGACTCTATGTTGGGAAGGTAAATCTCTGCAAGGCAGCATGTCTCGAAGTTGGCGAGGCCCTGCTCTGCACATGGGTTGAATCCACGAACCTCTGGGTCAGGGTATTGGGTCTCACCCGTTCGCCCCATGCGTCTGGTGGCATCGAGGTTGATGATTCCGTATGGCTCTCCGTTGCCGTTATAGCCATCCCAGAACGACTCGTGCAGGTTGTTTATGTTGCCACACACAACGCTGTTGTTGGACATAGCCCTCCAGTTAGGAATGTTGCCAAGGTCCCATCGCTTGGCGCTCAGGTACTCCACATCGTCGGGGTCCCCGATAGCAATCTGTGCTGAGCGTCTCACGTTGCCAGCCACCACGATTCTACCGATGATGTTCATGATGTCGAGGCAGTCCACAGGGGTAAGTGCTGCGCCTTCCTTGGCGTTGAGCAGCTTGTTTATTTCCATCATCCCCCAAACCAGGTCCTCTGGTCCTGATGCCGTCCCCCCAAAGCCTTTGATTGGGGAGCCCTTGGAACGGATGAGATGTGTGGCGAAGGTGAATCCCTTTCCGGTCACAAACGAAGCCTCGAGGACACGTCTGAGGAGTTCCACCCAGCCCTCTCTGCTGTCAGGAACGATGAAGTCTGCATCGTTCTTGTCCATCCGTGTGATGGTCACATTGGGTAGGGGGTTAGGCAGTTCACCTACGTTCTCTCTTTGGATGTTGAACCCAACACCGCTGCCCAGCATGAGCATCTCGAATGCCCACGTAAATGGTCTGACAGGCTTGTCTACGACCACGAAGGCGCAGTTCTGAAGCGAGGGGAGACCGAGGCGGTCCACGGTCTCGGTACCAAGCTGCCACAGAAACCTGCCAGCCACGGTTCCTTTTAGAGACATCATTATGTGTCTCAGCTCATCTTTTTCGACGTCAGAGAAGCCACAACCCAGCTGTTCATTGCACGCCTTGACGACGCGCTCAACTGTCTCTGGCCACTCTTCGGTCCTGTTTTCAACTGCCCTTGCGTAGGTTCTTTTGAAGACGGGGTAACCTACCTCCCCCCACGGAATCGAGTGGGAATCTGTGTTTTTCATGAGCCGATTTTTAGATGGAAACGGCTCACAAGATACTAAAGAATTACGGACTTTATGAATCCTGTTTCTTCAGATTTTGTCAACGTTTCTATAGGAACGACATACCCAAGAGCATTATTGTCTCCAGTGGAGCTATTATCTCTTGATGGGTATTTTGTGACGGACAGGTGATTCAGAAATACCGGGTAATCAAATACATACGCCGTGTATAGCTTCTCGAGACTCTTGATTATGTACACGAAGAAATCGACCTCCAGCACCATGACACCGCAGAAGCTGTTCCTCTTGGTGCTCCAGTACTCAAGGAACATGTTAGGAGGCCTGTTGTGCTTCTTTGCATAGTACATAGCTTTCTCGTCAAGCTTCACCTCGTAGTAGTTGCCCATCGAGTCCATGAGGTCCCAATAGTTTACCCCAGCGTCAGAGAATACCACATCGTGTCCTTTCGATGCGAGGTGCTCCGCCCACATGACCTCCCCCTTCAGGCCTACGGCCATGGAGGACTTGAACTTACTTGCCCTGGAACTCAAGAGCAGCCTGCTTTACGAGGTCAATCTCCAAAGTGACAGCCTTTCTAAACTTGGCCATCCCTTCAGAAATCTTCTCCCTCTTGAAAATCGGTCTGCCGTCCTGATTGTGAAGGTCTTCGTAGAGTTCTGTTACCGCGTCTGCCATTCTTTGAGTGGCCATCGCGTACATCTCCGAGAGTTTGTATTCGTTCATCGTGTATTAAATCTAAAATTATGTTAATGCACTCGTCTACCTGTTGCTTGTTTTTGGGTAAGAAAAGAGCGGGGAGAGGTTCCCCGCTTTTACAAAGGTAGTCCAAATACATCTTCCATCTGAGCTGAAATGTGTGCTGTTCATGTATATACCCCTTTGTTTCTATGACAAAGTTGTAGTCAGTTCCTACAAAGTCTGGAGTGTATTTGATGGGGAGGATGTGTGAGTTGGTTCTCTTTACGAGGTCCTTGCTCCCCCTTGTCATCTTGTAGTATACCCCGTTGTAGTTAAATGACTCCTGCAACACGTACTCCTTGCCCTCGTACATAAAGTTTAGATTTTCCTGCTGGAGCCTTTCAGCGCAGTACTTTTCTAACTGAGACTTATACTTCCCAAGCTGTCTCTTCCTTGTGTTTGCACGAGGAGTCGTAGCCGACCCTTTTTTTCTATGCATGACCACAAATATATAATACAGCTATGGTTATATAATATCATTCGTTAAATACTTGGTATCTCGTGAAGTCCAGGCCTATTGGCTCAAACAGTTCGTTGCCAGTGCTCAGCGCCCTGAATCCTGTCATGGTTGGGTTCATGGCGTACGTGATTGGCTCGTCTAAAGGCGTGGGTTGTCCACCCGTCTTCACCTCACGTACCTTCCTGACGTGTAGCTCTGTGGTCCTACGTGACTGCATGTCAGGGGCTTGCACCTTGCGGTGGATGGTGATGAAGCAGTCTGCCCTGTTCACGAACTTGCCACCACCCTCGGTGTCCTCAGCGTATGGGGCTATGGGGAGACCATCGTCGCCTTTGCGTCTCTGGGCCTCCGTCACGGCGTGCATGTTGAGCCACACGGCTATGTTGTTGGCCGTGCTGTACGTAAGGAACTCTGAGGCTGCCTCGTAGTGGTAGTCATGGACACCTATGGCCGTGTTCTTCAGGTCAATTTTGAGGCTGTTGTATGGGTCTACAAAGACAGCATCCACGTGTTGAATCCTGCGTACCTTCTCCATAAATAGGATGATGTCGGAATAGCTGTACACCTGATTGTTGTTGATGATAGTGAAGTGGTCATTGACCCAGCGGTACGCCTCCTTGCGTTGCTCGTAGTTCTGAGTCTTGATGGGCATGGCTGTGGCAAACTCCATCAGCGTCATCTTGACCGACCACGTGCTGTTCTCAGAGGAGTAGAGCACCCACTTCCACCCATGCCTACGGCTGGCGTTGACCATCATGTACAGGGCCATCGTCGTCTTGCCCACGTTGCTGTGGCCGTTGATGATGACGAACTCTCGCTTGTACCTGAAGTATTTGTCGAGGTTGGGGTCCCCTGTGTCCAGACCAATCAGAATCTTTCCGTTGACAAAGTCATCAATCATCCTGTAGTCAGAGTCGTCTGACGAGATGAACGACATGTCCCCATCGTTGATGAGCAGTTCCCGTGTGACCGACTTCTCGTCGTTGATGATGTCCCGAAGTGGAGCGTTCTTGCCTGCCTCCAGTCCTGCACGGATGGTGGTGAGGGCATGCTCCTCGGAGTCTATGTCCCGCTTCTGTATCTCACGGAACAGAACTCTGATGACCTCTTCCTCCTCCATGCGCCCAGCAGACACGTATCCGCCACACAGGCGTGAGGCCTTGAGCAGCGTGTTGTGCTTCTCCCCATCCTGCGCCTGACGAATCATACGTGCGGCCAGGTTCAGCTTCATGTAGTCTGTGTAGACATATGGCTGGCTTGGAGTCTGTTCCTCGCTGTGCTTGGTTATCAGGCCTCCGAACGGGGTGCTCTCATCCTTGACAACGATGTCCGGGTCATAGGACTCGAAACAAGCCCGTGATTCGTTGATGCCTGTCTCATCTACCTCCAGCCCATACGACTTGCTGAAGTATGCCTTGATAGCCCTGAAATGGTCTCTGTGGCGCTCAGGGTTGGTGACCTTCACAAGGGCCTTGAGTCCATCCCCAGAAGGGGACACCCAACAGGCTCTGACGTACTGGTCGGAACCCACCTGCGTCTTCCCAGCCTGAACGTCGATGTGGTCGAAGTCAAGGACTATGTATCCGCTGTGCTCCACAAGTTCGCTGTCGGAACGCTTGTTGAACGTGCCGCTCCACAGGACCACAGGGAGGGACATCTTATCCTCCCGTTCCCTGCTCGTACGGAACCGCTCTACGGTGTCCTTGGACTTGCCCTGCTGGATTCTGTCCAGCGCCACGTCCATATGGATATGGTATGGTTTATCCGTGTCGTGGATAGACCGATACAGGGTTACTTTCATTTCCTGTAGTCGTTTGCCTTTTTCAGGTACCATTCAGCCTTTTGCAGGTCCTGCTCAACTGACTGGCCGGGCTTCTCACCTGCACGCATCTTGTACTTGAAGGCGTTTATCTCGCAGTACACAACGAAGTTGTCTGCACCCCAGATGTCAACCATCATCTCCCACGTCTCTTTGGGGAAAGACCTATAGTGATTGGGGCTGTTGACCATATCTACCTGTTGTAGTTCGTCATTCCAAGTTGTTTCCATGTCCGTACTTTTTTAATTGTGATTCTTTTTTCGGATTTGTATGTAGAGGAGTATATCTGCCTCTCCATGGTTGAGATTGACAGGGGGTCGTCCATGATGTCCAGCACGTCTGTGCTGTGACTCATGCACCACACGTCCTTCGTCATCTCTTTCTTTCCGTGCTTGTATGTCACGGTGAGTTCAACGTAGTAAATTGGTAGGCTGTTTTTGTTCATTGGTAACGGTGACACTCATTCTCTTCTTTATGAACTCTGCCACCCAGTGAAAATCTACTGACGTTCCCATCACCTCCTTGCAGTCATCATGGGTGAGCACGATGGTGTTGTCACCTGACTTGTTTGCTATGCACATCACCAAAAAGTCCTCCTCAAATACAGGTATATCTACCATGGTGTTGAAGTGTTCTATGATGCATGCGTGGAAGGTGTATCGCTTTCCATTCGCCTCGGCTTCGAAAGAAGAGGGGCTGAGGAACACAATGTCCCTCAACCCCCATTCAATCACACACAGACAGCCGAGAATCTTAGAATGGTAGGTCGTTGTCGTCAGCGACTGGGGTAGCGGCCCGCTCATTCTGCTTCATGTTCTTCTCGCGGTACTCCTTAGCTGACTCGCTGTTGGGGTTGTACACACGAGCGAAAGGCTTACCTTCCTTACTCATGAACATGGTGATGTATGCTTGGCCCTTGCCTTCAGCATTCTTGGACAGGTATCGGTCAAGGATTTCCTTGATTTCAAAATCCCGAAGCTTTACGCGCCAGCTAACCAGCTGTCCGTTGTTGTACTTCGGCTCATCAGCGAATCCCATCAGGACGCTGTCATAGCTCTTTTCTTTGCTCATTGCTCAACAAAATTGGTGATTAAAAGATGGAATAGGAATAGGGTTGCGACGATTAGGACGTTCTCTGCGATGTCCTTGATTCTTTCTTTGGTCTTAGACTTCATAGGTGACAAAATCAGATTTAGGGTCCGTGTTATTCTTGAGGAAATCTTTGATTCGTGCTATGGCTGCTCGGGTCTTCATCTCACCCTTGAATAGTGTCTCTTCGCTGCACTTGACGACAGCGGGAAGGTAAGGGTAATCTTTCTCCTGTGCAACCCAGTAGAACTCTTTTGCTGACGTGGCCTGCATGTACAGGTACGCTTGGATGTCGTAAGACAGCTTGCCTACATCAT